AATAATGTCGATTGTGTCGATGGTCATTGTGATATAAAAGTTGGTCAACGAAATGTATGTAGAAAAAACGATAATCAGAAGGATAGGAAAAAGGGTGAATTTTGTACAAAAAATGATCAATGTTATAACCACGGAAAATGCATAGATTGGACATGTGAATCTTCAAAACCAGATGGTACTTCTTGTACATTTTCTGAAGAATGTTCCACAAAATATTGTAAAGATAAAGTTTGTAGTTCGGATTTTAAAATCGTAGACGAATCAACCAATATAAAAGAAGCATCAAATTCAACATTTGAGAGTTCAACAAAAATGTTTGATAGTGATAGATTTGTATATATAAAGCATACCGGAACTGGAAAATTTTTGAAGGTAGATAATGTCCAAAGTGATTCACGTGTAAATTGGGGTTCGGATAACCCCACTTTATGGTGGGTTCAAAACCTTAGAGATAAGAAGTTTATTCGATTAGCTTCCAATCCATTATTATATCTTAAAGCAGAACAAGCGCTATTAAGTCAAAGAAATTTGAAATTATACGAGTATGAAAAGGGAAATGACATGACTCCTTCATGGGTTTATATGATTGATAAAAGTTTAAAATTAAAAGGAGAACAAAGATATCTTGCATCGCAAGAAAATAATGGTAGAACTGTTGATTCAGGTTCACAACGAGCAGTTTTGAGTATTTATGATCCATTAAAATGGAATGCAGAAGCATGTTGTTTAGATCACCGTCTTGGTTGTGATATTGAGTTTAGTGACCCCAATAGTGATACATGTAGAAATTTTTGGGAGGAACATTGTAAAGATGATTTAGACAAAGAAGGTTGTATGGAATATGCAAGAAACGAAGTTTCCAATTATAGAACAGGAATGGATGAAAATATAAAAAGCTATTGTAGTAAAAATCCTAAAAAAGATGAATGCAAATGTATTGTCGCAAATCAAACAAATGATGATGGAAAGTTTAAAAATTCTAAGATACAGGATTTTTTCGAGGATCAAGGAACAGATCCCGTGTGTTGGTATGAGCATTGTCTTTCTGCAAAAAATCCATTAATGACTGGGCAAATGAGACAGAAAGATGACAATTGTCCAAATGTTCAAAATTGTATTATGAAAGATATTGTATTCGATAATGAAGCAGAAGTTAACATAGTACAAGATTGTTCCAAGCCCGTTGAAAAAACACCAAGAAATGATGACGAAAAAAAATCAAAAAATGATGACGAAAACAAATCAAAAAATGAAACAAAATATTTCGGAGACGTATCATTGGAGAATAACAAATTACAAATTGCAGGTGTTGTAGGAGTCATACTACTGTTTATATTATTGGTGTATATTTTCAGTAGTTCAGAATATGAAACACAGTATCCACCACAAAATGCTCAATATCCACCACCAAAGGCACAATATTCACCACAAAATGCACAGTATTCACCACCAAATGCACAGTATCCACCACCAAATGCACAGTATCCACCACCAAAGGCACAGTATTCACCGCCAAAGGCACAATATTCACCGCCAAAGGCACAGTATCAACCACCAAAGGCACAATATTCACCACCAAAGGCACAGTATCCACCACCAAAGGCACAGTATCAACCACCAAAGGCACAGTATATGTAAAATGATATATCAGTTTAAAATAAAGATAATCTTATTTTTTGGATGCATTTTTTATTAATTCCTGGTTTTGCTTTACATCCTTTAGATTACTGTAATATAGTTTCTAAATTTGATTGCACAGAACATACAATCGAAGTTATTGATATTTGGCCATATAATATTGAAGAAATAAAGAAAATTGGATATCCAGGAACTGAATCATTCAATTGCTGGATATTGGAAAAATCAGAACTTATAACATCAAAATTAAATGACGAAGTAATTATTGTTGCTCATTCAGCGGGTGCTGTAGTTGCTCGTGAAATGAAACGTAGATTTATTGGAATCGGATGTAAGTATTCAAAAGATATTGTTTTATTGATAATAGGAAAAAATGACAAATTAGCAAATGATAATATTGAAAGAGATTGTAAACGAGAAATTTCAGGTGGGCATTTCAATTGTGTTACTCAGAAAGCAATGAATCATGTACTAAAATTACAAAAAGAACTTTCCGGAGATGAATCTTATCCCGAATCTTATTTAGATTCTTCTAAAGAAATTGTTAATATTATTTTAGAATTTATAAAACAAAAATAAATATTCTTCTCACTTTTATATTGTATTAATTACTTATCAAAAATATGAATCAAACCATAAGAACTGTACATGAACTTGTTCTTTCTCGATGGTGACCCTGTGCAGGCAGCAAGACTTCAATCAGATGTTCATATTGTAAAAATGATTTTGGAAACAATGCAGATGTTATGCACCGCACTTTATTTTTGTAAAAATCCTCTGGTATTTCCATTTCAATTATATAAACCAGCACATGTAAATCACCCATCTACAAAATGGATTCGTCATTCTTCAGAAAATTTTTCATGGGCACTTTCGCATGGATATGAAATGTGCTTGGAATATACCAGAAGATATGAAAAAATCCATAAATGTCAGCCAATGTATGAAGCGCTACTAAGACTTCCATTACTTGATTTTACAAAGATATCTAAAAAAGAATATGATATGAAAAAGGTGGCATTTCATGATATTCCATCTTCTGTAAGGTTTGTGGCTATTGCGATTGCAGATGAAATATTCTCAAATTGTGCAGAGTACGACGATGATAATAATTTATTGGCTATATCAACATATAGAAACTACTATATTTATAAAACAACAACGTTGAAAAGAAAGATGAAATGGTATAAAAGTGAAGAAATACCCAATAAGTTGGTGAAACGTGTGAAACAATATTCTGAGAGTGTGTTACTGTGACCATAATATTTTTTTTATTCAAGTGTATTAAAGTTTATTGTAGTGCACAATACAAAATTAATTATGTTAATATCTTTACCAACTGAAATATGGAGCAAAATACTGACATTTATAGATTTTAATCAAAGAATTCAAGTGTGTGATATTCTGATATCTAATGGGATGGTAAAAATTGAAAGAAGTTTGTTTAACACTTATATGACACTTTTAGAGCAATCTAAACAGATGGATGAGCAAAATATTGAGGCGGTGTTTATTGACATGGATCTCGATGTAGATCTTGACGCATGAAGGTTCATAATTTGTTATATTTTATAATTTTTTATAAAAATGGTAGATTACAATTTTCCATATATATTTGTGAATGATGGTGATAAAGTAATTTACAGAATGTCTCGTCTAACATGGTCAAAGTTTGCGTATTTTAAGATGATTGTTCATGATCATGCGGAAACTGATGATTCAAAAAAAAAGGTGATAAATATCGAGTTTATAGATGATATGGGAGATTTGTGGAAATTTTTGGCAAATGATATTCCTTCAGAAAAAGTGGATTTCTCATTGAACTTGAAATCAATATGTAATACTTTGGGTCTTTTAGAAGATAATAATGTATTTTGTGGACGATTAAGATCTTTGTTGATAGAAGCTGGTATACAATATTTCCAAAAGCTGGAAAATCAAATAATTTATTCTTTGCAATTTACATTGCCAAATTTTATAGAGCATATAAAATACAAGCAAGAGTTGAGATCAGAAGTTATAAAAAGATTTATCGACAATAATACATTGGAAGACCCAAGATGTTTTGATTTGATTGATAAACTTACTTTAGATTTTGTATCTAAAAATAAAGAACACCCTAATCAATAGGTTCAACATAAATACAAACTTTTTCAACAATATCTGGCCATGTCACTTTGTAAAGATTTGAACCACAATTGCATTTTTTTGTTGCACATGGCACTTGAATGTACCATGAATTGCATGTATTACAGTGTTTATCGCATCTAGGAGCATTTCCTTTTACTTCGTGATCTTTTTCTGTTGGTACAAGTTCGAGAGATCCTTCACACGTCATATCCTTGCAAAATTTGCGCGAGGATGGAACCTTGAAAGTTCTGCAACAATTGTCACATTTTTTTCTTGTCATGGGGGTTCTTCTTTTTTTTATTTCTGTTTCATTGATGGTCATTGTCGTATGGAAAAATTTCCGCGGTGGGTTTTATCAGCCACTGTGTTTGATCCCGAATCATTTTGTATTACTGAATCAAACAATCTTATTTTTTCTTCAAAACTTCGGAGAATACAGTTTTATTATCAACAAACATACCCATTATTATTTCTTTCTCATAATCATATGTTTTTAATTGTTTCATGAGCCATTGAAATTGTGTTGAGTCGTGATCAAAATATTTTACAAGGTTTTCTTCCTTCCATGCAATCAAAGGTGTTTCGGCATTTAGACAATCTTCTTTTTTCACAAGATAGGCAATTGGTTCCTTGGTGGTTTTTCCTTTTCGATTGTGTAATGTTAAAAATATTTTAAATAGTTCTTTATCCTGTTCTTCCATTTATTTTAGTAAAAAATAAAATAAAATATTTTAACCGTATATTTTAGAACTTAATTTTACTATAATGGTTTCCAATGATCACATTTAGTGCAAAACAATATTTTATTACAATTATGAAATTCATGCGTACAGCACGTTTCTTCTATTTTATATGTAGTTTCTTCCATGACATCATTTATTATTTCAGAAACATCTATCCATTTGTTGGTTCTCTTGAAAAAATCATTCCTGTTTTCGAAATAACCAAGTTGTTTATGTGTTATCAACATTTCATTTACAATTCTTGAAAGTATTCGACTATCTTCTAATGCTCCATGAAGGTTTCTAGCATCTTCTTTCAAAAAATATGTCATCAAATAATCAATACTTGCTTTTGGTTGTTTGCAATCATATTTTATCCAATGTAATGAATCTACAAATCCTACTATATTTGAAGCAAGTTCGACACCTTCTCTCTCTAATTCATGTCTTAAAACATTTGTATCAAATGATTTGCCATTATGAGCAATCATTACTACATCTTTATCTATATTTGAGATAGAATTCATGAAATATAACAACCCTTCTTTTGGGTTCATCATATTTTCTGTTTCAAGTATTCCATGTACACAAAAAGCTTCATATTCTATTCTTTTTCTAGGTTTTATAAACACCTCACCTTCGTTACTATCAGATGTCCACCCAATACTCACAATGCGAGCTCGATATCTTCCTGTTGTTTCTGTATCCCAAAAAACCTTTTCAACATTTTGCGGTACCCAATGATGTGATAAACATGCTCTTTTATTTGGCATATTATTATATGTGAGTACTTTTTCTCAAGTATGTTTATTTGTGCATAATCACAATCTGATCTATTCATTCTTGTTTTTTTTTATAATCTTCAATAGCTGCTTTAATCGCATCTTCTGCAAGGAGACTACAATGCAGTTTTACTGGAGGTAATTTTAAATACTTTGCAATCGAAGCATTTGTTACAAGACTTGCTTTATCTAAATGAATGCCTTTAATGATTTCTGTTGTGTAAGAACTGGATGCAACAGCACTTCCACAGCCAAACGTTTTAAAATACACTTCTGATATCGTCCCGGTATCTTTATTTACTCTAATGCTTAATTTTATAACATCGCCACAACTCGGACTTCCAACAAGACCGATTCCCACGTCTTTGTCATTTTTTGGTAAACTTCCAACATTTCTGGGTGATTCGTAATGTTCTATTATTTTTGAACTGTAGGCCATACATCGTTTAGTGATGAGAAAAAGCCTTCTCATTTGGTTTCACATAACAAAAAAAAACAGATATGTGAAACTTGTGTTTTGGCATTTGTACTTTGATGTTTTACACATAACATAACTTATATATTGTGGAATAGTATTTTTAATGCCTTTTAATACGAGGTGTTTTATTAATATTTTTATAACCTGGTGGATGTGGAATTCTATTAATACTTTCAACATTTGTTTTTTTGTCGCCACCCTCATTGGTCGTGCTATTTTTTTCATTATTCATAGATTCTAATATACATTTCTTCTGTTTGATCAATATAGAAAGAGCATTTTCGAATTCAACTAACATTTTTTTTGCATTTTCTATATCTCTTTTCAATTTTTGTATATTTTCATCAATTGTTTTGCATCCATTTATTTTTACTAATCTTTCTTTTGCAACATTTAAATTATTAATATTTTCAGCTTCATCTTTATCAGGTTCTATTGTACTGTTGAGACTTACAAATAAAGAAATGACATCGATCCATCCTTTTACAGTTTTGGGTATTGGACAAGTCAAATAAAATGTGCTCAAAATTTCCGGTTTTTCAAGTATATGAATATGTCTCATATCTAATTCTTTTCTTATTGTGGGTTGGTTTATAATTTCTTGAACGCTTATTCTTTGACGTGGATATACATTCAAAAGCCGCATTAACAGATTTTTTAAGACCAATGAATATGGTACAACGTGAAGAGAACCGTAGTTTCCTTTAAATATATTTTTCTTTAAATCGATAATATTTTCTGCCATAAAAGGTGGTTTTAGTAACATTAATTCAAAAAGTAAGCAACCAAGTGCCCAACAATCAACTTTTGAATCATAACGTTCACGTTTATATATTTCAGGACACATATAAAGTGGTGTACCTATTTGTGTTTGACCGTACATCATGAACGATTTCATCATTTTTATTACTCCAAAATCACCGAGTTTAACATTATCATCTGCATCAATAAAAATATTTGCTGGTTTTATATCTCGATGTATTACTTTAAGATTATGTAAATAACATAGTGCTGCACAAGTTTGTAAGAAATAATTCCATATTATATGTTCCTCTATTTTAATATTTTTAGATGACTTTTGTTTTATTATACTTGAGAGATCTCCCTTTTCTGCATATTCTGTTATGAAATAAATACATCCATCTTCTATAAAAGATGTTTTAAATTTTACTATAAATGAACATTTATGTGCACTTAATATTCTCAATTCATTTATTATATTACTTTTTTCATAATTTGTTATGTCATTTATTTTTATTTTCTTCATTGCATATGTTTTTTTGTTATTTTTTTTATATACTTTGAATACAGTTCCATATGTACCCTTGCCTATTATACTCGAAATAGTATATTCATGCAACATTATATTCTTTTTTGTTATCGTAAAAAAAAGAATTTGTATTCGAGGTCATGAGGTTTCGTTTTTCTAGACCTTTAAGAATATTCAATATATCTGAATCTGATAATGAAAGTTTTTCTAAACACAAAAATATACTTGAAAAAACACTTAAAACTTACCTTATGACATTGGATGACAATATAAAAAGAAAATGTTACAATGTTGAAAATCTCATCTGTACAAGTAATCTTCCGCGTTCTATATATTGTCCGATAACAAACATGCCAATGCAAGATCCTGTGATTGCACCAGACGGCATATCTTATGAGAGACTGGCCATACAAAAATGGTTTAATAAAAAAAAAACATCTCCGAGTAGTGGAAAAGTGTTGCAACACACTTTTTTAATTCCAAATCACAGTTTAAGAAATACTATTTCTGAATTATTAAAAACAAATGAATAGTAACAATTTACAAGTTGTAAATATTATTTCTAGTTTTGTAGAGTCACAGAGTCACAAAGTCACAGAGGTCACAAGGTAAGAATTTTAGAAACCGTGGTTTGAAAAATCCAAATGAGAATTCAAAGTGTGGTTGTAAAATGGCGTTGTGTGACAGAGTTGTAAATATATTATGCAACATTATACGCACTTCCACCATGCTTTGATATATCTAATCCCTGTTGTTCTTCTTCACTTGTAATGCGTAATAGACTTAAATACTTTAATGTATAAAACATTAAAATTGATAGACTACTCACCCAAAGAAATTGCACAGAAACGGCAGCGAGAGAAGCTAAAATCGTTTCATGACATCCATAAAATAATCCACAACTTCCATTGTATGACAGCGATGGAACAGCGAATAAACCTGTAGAAATAACTCCCCATATTCCACAAACTCCATGTACTGCAAAAACATCTAATGGATCGTCAATTTTTAGTTTTATCAACAGTTTAGATGTAAGCAAGTACAAAATAGATCCAATTATTCCTATTATAAATGCATGCCATGGATGGGTCACACTACACCCTGCTGTTATCGAAACCAATCCTGCTATGATTCCATTGCAAACATTTTCTGGCAACCATTTATGTGATACATAATATGTAATTAAAGAAGATGTAATTCCACTTGACGCGGCTGCCAGAGTTGTGGTTACAGTTACTCTTGCTGCATCTCTTGCATAATTTGTGGGTGCAAGACCTAATGTTGAACCGGAATTGAATCCATACCAACCAAGCCATAAAATTAATGTTCCTAATACTTGAAGAACACTGGAATGTCCTTCTATTGGATTTTCAAATCTTTGTTGTCTAGGTCCTATTATGTAGGCCCCCCAAAGACCTGCTACACCACCAGTCATGTGTACAACACCAGAACCTGCAAAATCCATTACTTTCAAAGGTGCATTACTATTAAAAGAGGATAACCATCCATCACTTGACCATACCCAATGAACGACGATTGGGTAAATAAATAGTGTCATAAAGGATGTATATATTATATAAGAAATGATGGTAGCTCTTTCGGCAACTGCACCAGAGACTATGGTGGCGGAAGTTGCGGCAAAAACATATTGAAAAAACCACAAAGCCCATGTCATACCATGCGAGTCTTCATTGCTACCGGCATAATCCTTTACAAATAAACTGTTATCAGGAAATCCTATAAAACCATTACCTGCATCATATGCAAATGCATGACCCAAAAACCACCATAATATAGCACCAACACATGCATCCAACATATTTTTGAATAATATATTTTTAGTATTTTTAGATCTTACACTTCCGGCTTCCAACATTGCAAATCCACATTGCATAAAGAATACCAGTGTCGCACAATATATTAACCAATGTGTATCAACTGTTTTTTCAATAGAATCAATTCTTGATATTATAGTTGTGCTCATTTTTTTATTGACAATTATAAAAAAAATGAGATTTCCCATCTGAGACTCTAAAACTCTATGACTCTGTATGACCTCGATCTCTAAATTTTTTACTATATATTATAAATGTTGGATGCTTTTTTTATTATAACACCATTTTCATTATTATGGTACCATTCATGGAATGAAGTTCCAGTTTCAGGGATGCCAGTATTGTTTGGTATCTTTTCATTTGCATCATATTTTCTTTTGTTACCAAGTTCCGTATACGTGTACGGGTTCCCCATTTTTTACGAAATATTATTAATGATTTTTGTAACTGATTTTACTCAGTTTCTAACACATGTTGGAATACATAAAAAGGTATTTGGTAAAAAAGTTTATGACTCTCACAATTTGCATCACGTGGAGAAAAATCCTAAACCAAAGGATGCATTTTTCACGGGTTTTTTAGATTCTATTATTCAGCTTATAATACCTCTTTATATTACAATATATCTTGTCAAACCTAATAGGTGTAGTGTAATATTATTTGGATTATTGTATTCACAATGGTTACTTTATATACATAGTAATTTAAATTACATTTCAAAATATCTGGTTTCTCCCGAGTACCACAGAAAACATCACCAAAAACCGAATACAAATTTTTCACACGTGTTCCCCCTTTGGGACTATCTCCTTGATTTTATAGTCTAACCTCTGTGAGTGTTTTGTAGTCTTACTACTCTGAGACTCTGAGACTTTCTTATTATTATCTCTATTATTATATATCTTCTTATTAACATTGAACAATATGTATAGTATTATTATTTTTTTCTTTTTCTATAATTTCTTTAATTTCTTGGGCTGATGAATCCTTATTTACAGCAAAGTGAATGTTTAATTTAGATTCAGCATCAATAGGGTAGCCTTTTTTTAGTGTTTCGAAAAGACATTCAACTACATTTTTAACAGGATTTCTAACATTTGCACCAATTACTGAAATTACAAGGTCATTTGTACCTGCCTTTTTCGCTGTTAACAAAATAGATTTCCATGTTTTTTTAATATCCGTATCCAAAGCATTGTATTTGAGTGCTTGATTCACACTTAAAAAGGGGGTGGCGGCTGCGGAAATCACATCACATAAAACAACAGGTTCTACCATTATGTTGTCTTTATTTCTCATTATACTTACATTTTCTGTTAATAATGTATCACCAATTCTTAGACCTTTTCCACCATATTTTTTTTCATATTGAGCCATTTTCAGACGTGGTAATAATGAAGAGCGTTCACATAATTGTTCTTCTTGTGCGCCGCCTGAAACATTAAAATATCCACCACCAGCATTTCTACCGTTTGCCATATTTAATATAGCAACTTTGGAAGTTTCCTTTTTATTTTTTAGTTGATATGCATATTCAATCATATCTTGATTCGTAAAGTAAAGGGTTCCTTCAAATGTTTTAATTTCATTATTTGTTATGTCGAAGACACTTTTTTTGGTTGGTAATTTATTGCACCAATCGGAAAGATGTTTTGGTGGAGTTGTGTTTATATCTTGACACCATTTTGCCCATTCTATTGCTTCTTCTTGTTTTTGTTCTTCATCCAAATTTTTTGTGGGTTCATAATTTGATATTTCATATTTAATATTTTCAACAAGTAACGTACCTCTTATATTATCTTTTTGTGATCGAGTGTTCCGTCTTGTCATCTCTCTTGGGTCTATTGCATTAGGTGATTTTAGAGAAAATGATAAACTCTTTTTTACAACTGGTGATATTGGACACAAGGAAGAAGAAGGTGGTTGTGAACTCTTTAAAATTCCTTTTATTGATGTTCTTGGTGGAGCACTTTTGGGTCTTGGTATTAAAGATGACTTTACTGTTGTATTTTTAGAATTTTTTGCAAACGATGGTATTCTAATTGTTGGAACTAATGGTCTAGATGACTGAGATGGTTGAGTAGATGATGAAGGTCTAGATGACTGAGATGGTGGAACTAATGGTCTAGATGGTTGAGTAGATGATGAAGGTCTAGATGACTGAGATGGTGGGACTAATGGTCTAGATGACTGAGATGGTGGAACTAATGGTCTAGATGACTGAGATGGTGGGACTAATGGTCTAGATGACTGAGATGGTGGGACTAATGGTCTAGATGACTGAGATGGTTGAGTAGATGGTCTAGATGACTGAGATGGTGGAACTAATGGTCTAGATGACTGAGATGGTTGAGTAGATGATGAAGGTCTAGATGACTGAGATGGTGGGACTAATGGTCTAGATGACTTAGATGGTGGAACTAATGGTATTTTAATTGTTTTCTGATGTGGTTGAGTAGATGGTTTAACCAATGGTATAGATTGTTTAGATGATGGTATATTTTGTTTTTTTTGAGGTTTTTGTTCAAGTTTATCTTCTATTGTATTTACTTCTGTATATTTCTTCTTATAATCATCCCAATAACGAATTGTGGCTGATATTTTTTCATTTGGTTGAGGTGGTTCTACATGTAAAATTTCTGCATTCACTAATCCCTGATTTTTAGTGTAATACAGAACTTTGTTTCCTTTTGTTATCCATTGTTCCATTTTACTTTTAAATATAAAAAAATAATAATTTTTCATATCCAATCAATTTTGGTTTAAACCCCCGTACATTCGATGTAACTCTGTTCACAGGTGTTGCTGCTGTAGTCCCAATAACAGTGATAGTTGACTGTGACTCCATCATTGGTGCTCTCTATGTATGAATCAACACAGTATTCTTGTTGATCCATCTCATCACAGTTATCCAGGGATTCAAACCCGCAGCTAGGAGTATTACACTGGAATTCCGGACTTTCCTGAAATACGCAGACCCCTGTCCCTGTGTCCCATTCGCATCTGTAGAACTTCTGGTCTTCTTGATTCGTACTTGCAGTGCATGGCGAGTCGGTGATTCTGTCGATACACTCATAATGATTCTCACAACCTTCAAAGGAGTCGCCGGGGATGGTGACGCTGCCGCTACACGATTGACCATTACGTATAAACGCGGTTCCACAATCCGGAAGATCAGGTGGTGGTGATGGTGGAGTTAGTGGTGATGGTGGAGTTGGGGGTGGTGGAGGAGGTGGAGGAGGTGATGGTGGTGATGGTGGTGGTGGTGATGGTGGTGGTGGAGTTGGTGGTGGTGATGGTGGTGGAGTTGGTGGTGGTGATGGTGGTGG